TCATACAAGGATCAGGTAATGTTATGAGTTCAGTAAAGTCATCTGAAACTATCAACGTACTTGATACAGATGCAGTATTCCAAACTGGTGGAACTTGTGGATTCTTATCTAGTGGTTCATCTTCTTTTACACAAAGAAGTTTGACTGTTGGAAAGTTCAAAGTTCACGAGTCATTATGTCCTAAGACGCTTGAGTCAAAATATACCCAATTAGCATTAATGCCGGGCAGTATAAACGAGGGTATTCCTTTCGAAAAGCAATATACTGATTTGAAAGCAATGTTAATTGCTGAGCAATTAGAAACAGCTTTATGGCAAGGTGATACATCATCTGCAAACGTAAACTTAAATAAGTTTGACGGATTGATTAAATTGATTGACACTGCTGCAGTTTCTGCAAATGGTAATCCAACAGGTATCACAACTTCAACAGGTATCACAGTATCAAATGCATTCACAATTGTGAAAGGTATTAAGAACGCAATTCCTGCAAGAGTAAAAGGTAAGAAAGATGTAAGATTGTATTGCGGATGGGATACTTTTGATGTATTAGTTGATGCTTATGTAAATGCAAACTTGTTCAACTATGGTGCATCACAATTGTCTTACGAGAATGGTGAGTTTACAATACCAGGTACTGCTTACAAGTTAACTGCAATTCATGGTCTTGATGGAACAAACAGATTGTTTGCAATCAGAGATACAAACCTTTACATGGGTTGTGACATCTTAGGTGAAGAAGATAAGTGGGAAATTTTCTACGCAAAAGAAGCAATGGAAGTAAGATTTGTTTCTGAGTGGAAGTTAGGAGTTCAAGTTGCATTCCCTGCTGAAATCGTTTCTTTCAAATTAGTATAAGGAAATTAAATGGTGATCACTTAAGTGTGGTCACCATTATTTTAAAATAATTAAATAAAAATATCATGCCGTGTAATTTAACACAATCATACAACCTTGACTGCCGGGATTCCATTGGTGGTTTGAAAGAAGTTTACTTCATGGAGTTAGGCAATTTGACTTCATTTACTGAAGCTTCAGGTGTTGTAACTGCAATCACAAAAGCAAGTGGAAAGAAGTTCTATAAGTATGGATTAATCAAGCAAACAAGTAAGTTTGAAGATACGTTGACTGTAAACGAAGAAAATGGAACTGTGTATTCAATGCAGAAGTTGACAATCATCTTAAATAAGTTACAAGCGAATACAAGAAATGAAATCACATTACTTGCACAGAATTTACTTGTATGTGTTGCAGCTGATCGTAACGGAAAATATTGGTTTTTAGGTGGAACAAACGGAATTGTAATCAATACAATCAAAGGTGAAACCGGAACAAAAATGGGGGACAGAAATGGTTACACTTTAGAATTTGAAGGTGCTGAACCAGCATTTGCACAAGAAGTTTCTTCATCAATAATTTCAGGATTGACATCATAGAATCCAAACCTATAAAAATAAAAAAATCTTCAACCTAATAAGTTGAAGATTTTTTTTTGACACAAAACAGCTGTTTTGATATTTATACATGTATGTTACAATTTGTTAAAGGTCAAAGCAAGAATATTATTGTTACTGTAAGTGATTTGACAACACTTGCAAATACTTATTATTTGTTTGTATTTATACATGAAACTACAAAAGAAGTTATAAATGTAATTAAGCCGGCCAGTGCAGATTTGAGTTCATTCAAATATAGATTCAACAAGTTTTTATTTGATTCAAGCATATTTGCAAATTCATCAATTGGAAAATACACATACACAATTTATGAGCAATTGAGTTCAACAAATACAAATGTTACAGGTTTAAATGCCGTTGAATTTGGCAAGATGGATTTGAACATAGCATCAACACCAGTAAATGTATTTGATGAATATTCATCACCAACAACATTCAGTACCTATGCAGGATAATATAATAGTTTTGAAATTTGATGATAGTAAGATTCCTGACTTTAAAGAAGTTAGAGGTAAGCCATTTGTTTACTTTGGTGAAGATAATGACTATCCAAACTATTTAATAAAATTATTTAATAAGTCAGCAAAACACAATGCCATTATCAATGGTAAGGTAACGTATATTTTTGGGGAAGGGTTCTATTGTAAGGTTGAAGATCCAGTTGCTGATAGATTCATTTTTAAAGTAAACAGTGCAAATGAAAGCTTGAATGATATTGCAAAGAAATGTGCAATTGACATTGAAATATTTGGTGGTTTTTACTTGAATATTATTCCAAACAGATTGGGTGAAATTGCTGAAATATACCATCTTGATTTCAATCGTGTAAGGGCAAATGAAGATGGATCACAATTCTTTTACAAGAATGATTGGATTACTAATCGTGACAAGCCGAAAGAATATCCTGCATTTGATGAAAACAAAATGGACCGTGCATCTATATTCCAGTTTAAAGAATATAGACCAGGATTAAGGACATATCCTTTGCCAAATTATATTGGTGCAATGAACTATGTGGAAAGTGACATGGAAGTATCTAAGCACACATTAACAAATGCAAAGACAGGATTTAGTGCGACAAAGCTTGTCAATTTCTTTAATGGGGAACCAGCACCGGAGATGCAGCGTGATATTCAGAAAAGATTAGAAAAGAAGTTCACTGGTGCTGATGGTTCAAAGATTATAGTTTCATTTAACAATGATCCTGCAAAAGCACCAACAGTGATTGATTTGGGATCATCAGATTTGACCAAAGAAGATTTTCAAAAGGTTGATGCATTGATAACATCAAACTTAATGGCTGGTCATCAGATTACATCACCAGTGCTGTTTGGAATCAGCGAACCAGGGAAGCTTGGAAGCCGTAACGAATTGAAGATGGCGTATGACATTTTCAATAATACTTATGCATCTAACAAGCAAAGAACACTAGAGAAAGTATTCAACTACATAGCAAGGTTAAAAGGTATTAAGAATGAATTATTCATCCGTTCTGTTGATCCTGTTGGAATTGAATTCACAGATACATCATTAATTAAGGCAGCACCTAAATCATGGATTCTTGAAAAGATGGGTGTTGATTCTGCAAAATATTTTGATGCTACATATGAAGGCATTTCAACAATGCCACCGGAAAATGATGTAAAAACACAGGCACAAATAATCAATGATAATATCACATCATTATCACCATTAGTTGCAACAGAGGTATTAAAATCAATGACTGCAGATGAATTAAGGGCATTGGCAGGATTAGCACCAAATGCATTGATACAAACACCAGCAGAACAAACAACAGCAACAGCAGTAGCATCTGCACCTGCAGCAGACACACAGATGAAAGATGAATCTTCCATCAATAGTGTACTAACAAACTTGACTGGCAGACAACATCAGCAAATCAATAGGATTGTAAGACAATATACCAAAGGTCAATTAACATTTGACCAGGCATCACATATGCTTAAGTCAGGATTTGGTTTCAAAGATGAAGATGTGAAAATGTATCTTGGAACAAATGAAGCTGCATTCACAGAACATCATAATGAAATTGATGTGGCAAACATGCTGATTGAAAACGGAGAACTACGTGAACAATTTCATTTTATTTATACCAACGAAGCAAAGTTTACATCAGATGCAGAAATGAAATCTTTTGAAGATAGTTTTTATAAGAAAGAAGTATTCAAAATATCAGCAAATGTTACTGATTTAGAAGCGAACATCTTGAAGATGATTCAAAAAAATCCAAACGTGCAGATAAAAGACATTGCTATTGCAAATGATATTGATGAATCTTATGCAGCTGAGGTTGTTAAAAAATTAGAAACTGATGGTTATATTGCTAGCACAGAAACTACAGGCCTTGGTGAAGTATTAGTGACACGTAAATTAACTAAAAGTTTGCCATCAATACTTGGTGACATCACAAAAAAATTACCTGAAATTTTAGTCCGTTATTCGTATGAAGTAAGACCTGGTGTTGGTCCTAAGATTATACCAGGTACACGACCATTTTGCCGTGAGATGTTGGCAAAAGATCGTTTATTTTCAAGAGTACAAATTGAGAACATATCACAACAACTTGGTTATTCATTATGGGATAGAAAGGGTGGATTTTGGAATCGTGGTAAGGGAAAAGGAATATCAGCTGAATGCAGGCATATGTGGAAAACAAACATAGTTATTAAAAAATAATTGCGATGAGTAAAAATATATTAATGATTAGTGTACAGATGTTGAAAGACAGAACTGCTGTGCATGATAACATAGATGAAAAGTTGGTATTTCCTGAAATCAAGGCAGCACAGGACATGTACATATTACCATTGTGTGGTTCTGCATTGTACAATAAATTATTAACTGACATCAACGCAAATACACTTACAGGAAATTACAAAGTATTAGTTGATGATTACATTATTGATACACTTGCAAACTATGTGATTAGTGAATTGCCATTAGGTTTGACTTATCAATTTTGGAATAAAGGTGTATCACAAAAAACAACAGATAATTCAATTGCACCATCAATGACTGATTTGTTTTCGGTGGCATCAAAGTATAAAAGAAGGGCAGAAGAATATGCACAACGTATGCGATTGTATTTAAGGCAGAACGCACCACAGATGTTTCTTGAGTACATCAATCCGGGTTCAGGTGTTGACACAGTTATACCGGAAAGACAAGGTTTCAGCAATCCAATTTACTTAGGTGATGTTTCACCATATCAAAATGAGTATAAGACATACGAGGAAAAATATCAAAGCAATTTGCCACGTTTCTAAATTATGGGAAAAAATATAAATAAAACAAACGAAGAAAAGTTGAAAGTTTTCTTGCAGAAACAAAAACAAAATGACATTAAATTCAGTAGTAAGAAAGTTAGAAGCACTGGCACTAAGTCATCAGCAAATTAACCATTTCTTTTTTGGTGAAATTGTTGAATGGTTGGCGAATGGTGACTTGCGTTATCCATGTTGTTTTGTTGAAATAAACAAATCTGAAGCAAGCAAAGATGATAAGCAAACTAAATTCAATTTTGATATTTGGTTTCTTGATCTTGTTGATATTGATGTGCTTGCAAATGGAAATCAGCTTGATGTTATGAGTGATTTGACAAGCATTGCAGAAGATTTTCTTGCAATGATAAATTATACAGGTTATCAAGATATTTGGACCATAAACACAACGTATGATCTAGAATACTTTCGTGAGAAGTTTGAGGATATGACTATTGCAGTAAGAACAAACGTAACGATTGGAGTTGATAATGTTCAAGATAGATGTGCAGTTCCTGCAGATGATGTAGTGTTTGAGCCGGGATCACCATTTGAAACAATCACATTCAATCAGGATTCAGTGTTGAAATATGTGTATATTGGAACAGCAACAGAATCAACAACAAAGATTATTCCTGAATTAATACATAAAACTTTACTTCTTGTTTTTGTAGGACAGAATTTGTCCACACCATCAGGATTGCCGATACCATCAATGCAAGAATACAATTTTGATGCATCAACTGGAACATTGACATTGCCATTGGAATTACAAGAACAACAAAAATTACAAATCCTTTATAGATAATATGAAACAATTAATTACAATTTTATTGTGTTTATTTACATTGTTTGCAGAAGCACAGGTGAATCCTAACGATACAACAAAGTATTTCAAATCTTATGACTATGGTTTCAGTTATAAAAGATTACAAGCACGTGAGGCATTTATAATGCCAACAGACACGATTATCAATAAGCTTGGTGTAGTATCACTTAATGGATTTATTTACTTAGGAAATGGCATTAAATGGACATCAATAGGTAGTGCATCAAGTATTGACACAACATCATTAAGCAACAGAATAAACAAAAAAATTGATTCATTAAAACGTAGTAGTGATTCTGTTTATGCTTTCATAAATGGTGTTAAAAAGTTTCAATATAAAGATAGTGTTGGAAATTCTAAAATACCAACATTGCAACAGGTAACAGATAGTGGTAATGTTACTACAAAAGATATTAAGGCAAATAGCTATTATATTTATGATCCTGCTGGTGTTAAATATGCAAGATTACAATATAATGATTATAGTTGGAATTTTATTGATATTGATAGTGTAAGTAGAGCAACAATTGGTGAAGGTAGTCTTGTTTTAAAAAATAGAGTTAATGCATTTGAATTTAGTTTAGCAGGAAGTAATTTAACTGCAAATAAGCAATATCAAATGCCTAATTATATTACAGGTGCAAACCATGTATTACCTATTTCAGTTAATGGTAATTTTGCAGATACTACAGGAAATATTGTAATTAATAGTGGTACAATACCAACATTGCAACAGGTAACAACACAAGGTGCAACAACAACTAATGGAATAACAAGTAATGGTTTTAATTTAGGTCAAGTTGGTAATTCATTAATTTTTAATAAAACTGGAGATAATATATTAAGTATTACAAATTCAACAACTGGTGATAATTTATTGGAAATAAATAGCAGTCCAACAGGTAGTTTAAAATTTGGGGGTGGTACTTATCCGTATGTTGAATTAATAAATAATCCTGATGTAAATGTTGGACTTCAAGTACCAAGTACAGGTGGAACAATTCCAATTTCAGTAAATGGTTACACTGCAAATATTGATGGTAATATTACTATTCCAACAGGTAGTGGTATTGCAGTAGATACAATTTTTAGAAAAACAGGTAAGGATAGTATTTTTTATAAAAAGAATAGTATTACTTATGCAATCAAAGACAGTGTTGGAACTAATCCTGCACCAGTTGGATATTATGGTGCATTTCAAGATACAACTATACAAACAGCAGTTTCAATTAATACACCATATGCAATGAAATTAGGTGTGACTGATTTATCAAATGGTGTTTCAATAGTAAGTAATACAAGAATAAAAATTGCTAATGCAGGAGTTTATAACATTCAATTTTCTGCACAATTTGATAGAACAAATAGTGGAACCGATGTCATAGATATTTGGTTAAGAAAAAATGGGAACAATGTTTCAGGTAGTGGTGGCAAGATAGCAATGAGTGGTAGTGCAACTGCTTCACAAATAATTGCTACATGGAATTATGTATTAAATGTAAGCAGTAATGATTACTTTGAATTAATGTGGAGTACACCTGATACACATGTAAGATTATTATCTGAAGTAGCACAAACTTCACCATTTATTCACCCACAAATACCATCACTTATTTTAACTGTTACACAACAAAGTGGAATTATGGCAGGCACTGGAATAAGTCCTTTAGACACTTCAAACATGCTTAGTTCATACAGCACTAGAATTAATAGCAAATTGAACATAAGTGATACTGCAACAATGTTAAGTAATTATTCTACACGTATCAATGGTAAACTAAACATCAGTGATACTGCAACAATGCTTAGTTCATACAGCACTAGAATTAATAGCAAATTGAACATAAGTGATACAGCAACAATGCTTAGTAATTATTCTACACGTATCAATGGTAAACTAACTATTGGAGATACATCAGCATTGCAACGTAAATCAATACCATCATATACATTTTTAGCAAACAAT